TCGTCACCGTGCTCGATGCGATGGCTGGTGGCTGTGACCTGTTCGACCTCGAGCAGTTGCGCTTGGAATATAGCGCTGACGAATTCCTGCAGTTGCTTATGTGCGAATTCATCGACGATTCGGCGTCGGTGTTTCCGTTCGCCCTGGTGAAACGCTGCATGGTCGATAGCTGGGAGGTGTGGGACGACGTGCGGCCCTATGCGCCGCGTCCGCTCGGCGACGCACCGGTCTCCATCGGATTCGATCCATCCAAGGGTGCCAGCGGCGGCGATCCTTCAGGCTGCACCGTGAATGCGCTGCCTGCCTCACATCGCGACCTGTTCCGGGTGGTCGAAAAGCATCAATGGCCCGGTCAGGACTTCGACGCGCAGGCCGGCAACATCAAGCGCCTGTGCGATGTCTACAACGTGGTCGATATCGCCATCGACACCACGGGCATGGGCACCGGCGTTTACCAGTTGGTGAAACAGTTTTTCCCCTTTGCGCGCTCCATCCAGTACTCGCCGGAAACCAAGGCGCTGATGGTGATGAAAACGCAGGACGTCATGGGCAAGGGGCGTCTGGAATGGGACGCCGGCTGGACCGATCTGGCGACGGCGTTCATGGCGATCCGCAAAACACTCACACCAAGCGGTCGGCACATCACCTACGACGCGAGCCGGTCGGCCGATGTGGGCCACGCGGATCTCGCCTGGTCGGTGATGCACTCCCTTATTTACGAACCGCTGGAAGGCCGTGCGGCCAACAGCCAGAGCTTTATGGAGATTTGTTGATGGGCAAGCGTAAACCTCAAAAGCCACAGCCCGACGTTGCCATGCCAGCGACGGCGAAAGCGCACGCCTTTACGTTCGGTGATCCCGAACCGATCGACCGCGCGGCGTTGCTCGATTACGTGCAGGTGTGGAATAACGGGCGATGGTATGAGCCGCCGATAAGCCCGCTTGGCCTGGCGAACATGCTGCGCACGGCGCCGCACCACTCGTCCGCGATCTTCATCAAGCGCAACCTGCTGGTGTCTTCGTTTGTGCCGACGCCTTACCTGTCCGTGGCCGACTTCGAGGCATTCGTAACGGACTACCTGGTCTTCGCTCATGCGTACCTCGAACAGATCCCCGCCATATCCAAGCGGCTGCTGAGGCTCAAGCGCTCGCCCGCACTCTTCACGCGCGTGGGGGTGAATGGCGGACCGTGTTGGTTCGTGCCTTACACGGGCGAGGCATTCCAGTTTGAAAACCCGGTGTGTCAGCTCTTGGCACCGGACGTCAGCCAGGAAATCTACGGCGTCCCGGAATACTTGAGTGCGTTGCACGCGGCCCAGCTCAACAAGTCGGCCACGCTGTTCCGGCGCAAGTATTACGACAACGGCTCGCATGCTGGCTTCATTCTCTACATGACGGACGCGGCCCAGCAGTCCGCCGACATCGACGCACTACGGGATGCGCTGAAAAACTCCAAGGGGCCGGGGAATTTCCGCAACCTTTTCATGTATGCGCCCAACGGCAAGAAAGACGGGCTACAGCTCATTCCGATCAGCGAGGTGGCAGCTAAGGATGACTTTGCGGCGATCAAAAACACCAGTCGCGATGACATCCTGGCCGCGCATCGCGTGCCGCCGCAATTGCTGGGCATGGTCCCCTCAAATGCGGGTGGCTTTGGTGATGTGGAGAAGGCGAAGCTCGTGTTCATGGAAAACGAGATTGCACCCATTCAAGCCAAGATGGCAGGGCTTAACGAGGTGCTTGGTGTAGAGGCTTTTAGATTCAATTTGCCGAAATAAACTGGATTAGCATGATTGGATCAAGTGGTAGGCGTCGGCAAGTCTTACCATGCATTTATAATGCGCACGTTACTTTCGAGCGTGCCATTTGCCGTCAGGCGTAAAGAGCGTGCAACGTGCGAAGCCGTACCCCTGAAGGAGCATATCGAGCGCCGCTTTGGCTACGCGATCGATCTCGTCTTTCGAAGGATCGGTTTCGACAATGAACGGGGGCACCTCCAATACAGACCGGTCCGTAGATTTATTGCGGTAGTTTTGCTCAAGCGTCGCCATGTCGGCTTGTACGAGCGATATGCACACCATTGAGGCTGAAGCTGGCCCAAGAGCATGGTTGTACTGAAAACCGAATTGGAGTGATCTCACTACGAAGTCTGCAAGCTGCGTCTCGTGCAGTTGGAGCTGCGGTCCCCCGTTCGTTTTGAAATCCTCATTTAGGCTCACAACGTGATCGGATATCTCCAGTGAACCATTGCGGAATATCTGCACAAATGGGCGATCCCAAGGCTCGCCGGAGAACAGACGAAAGCCGTCGAAGTTGTGGCGACCACTGGAGCCTGATCCTCCTAAGATTGGATCCAATATGGATTCGTGCTTGCGCATATCGTTAATCTCTAGCGGGTCTGTAGCCCTTTGGTAGCTGGCCATCGGAACGATATGCACGAATGGAGTGGCCTCGCTTAGCGAATTGCGATAATCGGCGATGCGCCCACGCACCCAATTGTGTGCCTGCATAAGGGCGTTAGAGTTACGATCAAAAGCCTCGCGGACCTCGTGGTAGGACATGTCGATCACGCGAGTATCTCTCCTGATTTTGAAGATTCGGCGTCCCGTATCTGCTGCTCCCTGTGGGCCGGGTACCTTTGCCCAAAATGGTCCTGCCATTGAGTCCGGAACCGACATTAGCAGCACGTAACCATCGGCGACATCTATCTTTGCAAAGCTAACGCCGCGCATCTTTGGTTCAATGCCATTGTCAATCCATTGGCCAAGCCGCCTCTCTAGCTGGTCGTATTTCTCGGGCTTCGCGTCTTGAAGGGGCAATAGTTTTCCATCATTGGTTACGCCGTAGAGGATGACGCCACCGCCAGCGTTGGCCATGCCAGAGACGTCCTTCAGAAACTCCTCGCGATGTTCGAGCACATCGGGGTCGTCTTTGCTTGGCACTTGTTGCTTGTACTCAACTCCCTGTGTTTCCGGGATGGCGTTGTCCAACAAGCTCTCGAGGTAAGAGCGATTCCACTCCGCAGCCATACGATTGCTCCAATTCGCGTTCAGATGCACAAGCTAGAGGGTTCTGCTAGCAGAACGAAAGGCTCTCATGCGAACAGCCTCCCAACCCTCAGCGCCTGCGAGTATTAGTTGGTCCATCGTATCCATCAGATAGGGTGAGCCTGATCTGTCTACTCATAGGCTTCGGCATTACGTGCAACTTCGTCGACCAGGTCTTCCCAAGGCCACTTAACCGTGGCATATCGACGGTAGAGAAGTAGCTGTTTGTCAACAACGCTTATCAGTTCGGCCATTGGATCGTAAGCGAGCACCAACCCTCTGCCGCCGTCGTCGACCTGCAACTCGGGAAAACGTCCCAGCACTGTCTTTAGGTTGCCAAATTGGATTCTCGGCTCTTGTTTGTGTGTGATCGCGAAGATTTCCCGAGCGGAGAGACCACTTACGAGATCCGGGTCGGGCGCGGACATGATCGCAGCCATTGCTCGTGCGTAAATGCCAGTCGACCTCTGCCTTGTGCGGATTCCTTCACATACGCGACTGGCGAATGATTGATAAAGCTGATTTTGCTGCTCAGCAACGTGCATTGCCGCGTCCACCACGGCCGCAACGTCGTCGACGTTAATCGGGCTCCCATCCGGAGCTGCTTCTTCAATTCGCTTTTCGACATCCAGGTAACGCAGCGCGAGTGTTTGCAATAGGCCTACGCTTTCGTAAGAAATATCAGCAAGTAGGTCTAGCACTTGTGTGCTTGAACGTAAGTTGAGTCTATTGCAGCCTTTGCGGAAGACTTCTTTTAACTCGTTCGCTTGCCAAGTGACGTTAATTTCTTCAATACGGCTCGCCAAATCAGGATTTAGGCTGATCAGCATGTTTTGGCTAGTCCAGACGCCAACTACTACGACGAACGTTTTGTAATCCCATAGGGTCTTTAAATCAAAAGCAACCGAGCGCTGCTGCTCTACTGCGAGGTAGTGGAAATCTTCGATTACAAGAGTTCGCTCTGACTCCCGGATTAGTGAAGCAATAAACTCAAGGTCATTAATATCCTTGCCGACAGCATGAGTCGTAGTCTCTGTCTTGTG